CGTGCTGTGCAAAGCCAGACACTATCATCTTGGCTCTTTTCTCCATCATAGAATTAAATCTATAAATGAATATCTTAACCCTCAAAGAACTCTGGGCTATCAACATACTAGTTTTCTTGCCAGAAGCCCTAGGGTCAGAACTATCGGTGTTCCCACCATAAGCAGGACTTATACCAGCTCTTGTATTCTCAAACCCTATAATCTTATTTAATAGGGGAAGGGAGTTATAATCTACGGTTCCCAAATTCAACATAGTTAAATCTGTTTCGTTATCAACATCAACTATCATACCCGGCTTAACATATCCGTTTGATGTCTTTATCTTCGTTCCCTTAACCCGCTTTAGAACTTTATTAACACACAAATTCCAGTTGTCTAATGTCTGGTTGTTTATCGCCTCTGCCTCATACTGCAAGGGTTTCAATATTGTCGTTAAAGACGTACCATACCACTTCCCCGGTACTGGTATCATTGAACCAGATATCGCAGGTCTACCACCGTGGAATGTCTGTAAATGAGAACACCTTAAAAATGTTCCAGAACTGTATTCAAATACTAAGTATACATCCTTGCGTTCTCCAGTCTTATCTAAATCGTATTTACCGTATAAACAGATAAAAGGAAGTGCAGAAGGATTATCTCCAGAAAGATTTGCTATTTCATTTACCTGTTCTGTCCCCGCATCTCTACTATCTGTCGGAGAAACCTTATCCAACTCATCTAAATTCTTGTAATAGTTGGGAGTATAGAAGTTCTTTTCTTTAGCATCTTCCTTGGTTTTCCAGTCCACAAACGCAATAAAAGGAACCTTGTCTACATCATCTACTGCCCCGACAGGAACTATAACATCTTCCATTGCATAAACAACAGTTTTGGGTTTAACATATTCGTCATATTCTTTTACAAGGTTATATCCAAACGAAGTCTTGGCTCCAAATGCACCCGCAACTTTATCCGCTACACCTGCAACCGCACCAACAACTCCACCTTTCTTTTCCCATTTAAGTCTGGGCTTATCGCACAATTCCATTGTCTGCAACATAACACAGGTATCATCGTGAACAAATCTGTGTACTAACTTATCTATAGTTTTAAATTCGTCAGGGTCTAATTCTAACCTAGCATTAATAAAGTCCTCAACATCTTCTTCGTGTTGCATTGAATATTCGTCAAGACCGTTTACATTATATATTCCGTTAGGGTTCTGGTATCTATCCATAACATTTTCAAATACAGTGTCGTTAAGTTCGGCAGCCATTGGCAAGGGGGTATTTGTCGCACCAGCCCAAGGCTCCGACTTAGAAGGTCTTATATTGTTTAGTAAGTCATAATTCTCTTGCCACTCTGCTTCCTTGTCTTTCCTATGTTCTTTTGAATCAGATATTTGTTTCCTGAAATATTCAACTATCTCTTTCTGTCTTTCTTTGCTTAATGTGATGTCCTGTCCGTAAATAAATTTTGTGTCTATCGGACTTTCTGGCTGAACTATTTTCTCTGTTTTCTTTTCCACTTAATACCTCGCCATTGTCATTTTTCTCTTCATAGATAACATAGGGTTTGTACGACCCTTTCTCTTGGTGTATGATTTTATTTTCTGTCTTCTACGCATCAGACTAGACTTTGTTTTTTTCATTTTTACCTCTTGACTTTTTTGGTATTTTATCGTGACATTTCTTACACAGTGTAATACCATTTGAAATATCCCACAAGGGGGAATATGTTATTGCCGCCTCAAACCTATCCAATAATGGCATATATCTAAACGCTTCTTCTTTTAGTATCTGAAACGCAACTTTATGGTGAGCCTCTAGGTCTCGTCTGCTAAAGGAATTGCAGTGTTGACAGGTAAAACTATCTCTTATGAATACCGACTGTCTCCACTCTTTATACTTCGTGCTATCTCTTATTAGTTTATTGATTGGCGTAACCCCGCCACGCCACATAGGGTTTCCAGAACCACGTTGTTTCATACCTAGTTTTTTTAAATGTTTCCTTTGCATTTCAAGTCTCTCTGGTGTAAATTTTTTATGACTCATGCAACTATTTGGTACACACTTAACAGAACAATACCTTCCCAGTCCTTTTTTTATTAAAGATGGTACAACTATTCTTTCTTTTCCACAAGTCTGACACTTTTTTACAACACCAGTGATTCTACTTTTATTTCTACAGTCAATTGAACAATATTTACTATGTCCTTTTTTTATTCTATATGGTATTGTTATTATTTCTTTACCACAAAACAAACATTGTCTTGTTATTTTTCTAGTCTTGCTCTTTCCCCAGCATGCACTTGAGCAATATTTAGACCCTTCTTTTCTGTTGCTGGATGGCTTTGTATTGAAAATCTTGCCACATATTGGACAAGTCTTGCTTATCACAATATACTGGCAATAAACAGCATCAGACTGTTTCTTTTGGCTTTCATTATTTAACCCTCTCTAGTTTTCTACCAGAACATAGTTTAATACCTTTCTGTTTAGGTTTAGGGGTGTAATTGTAACACTCTTTTATTTTACATTCCCCACTACCGTTACAAATAAGTTTCATAAAATCTCCCTAGTACAAACCAAATTTTCCGCTTCTATATGGAGTATCTCCTGAAATAAATTCTGGGATATGTTCAACCTTTTGTCGCATTAAATATCTCCAAGCATCCATAAAATGGTCACGTTTCTTCTTTTGCTTTTGTCTTGGGTCAATATCTCTTTTGTTTGAACTGTCGTCCCAGACCGTGTGTTCCACTTGGTATATAAACTCTTTTAAATCATCAAAGACAAAGAACTTGTGAATATCTATTTCTTTTCCAGTTTCTCTGTCTGTTCCGACTTCGCCTTTTAGAGCCATAGAACAACAATGATAACCACTTTCTAAATCCTTAATAGCATTTCTTACTGGTATACCTTGGTCTCTAAATAATTGAGCTGTTGTTTTCCCAGATGTTCTTTCCTGTGCATTTGCCGAAGTATCAATTACCGTGTATAGAATGTTCATTCCTTCGGATAATCGAAGTATAACTTTCGCCGCTTCCGCTATTGTTGCTGTTGGCTTAGAAACATATTCTTTAACTAAAAAACTGTCATTATCTGGACTTACCGCCAACCACAAACAGTAAATTGATGTAGCTGGGTGAGGGTCTAAAGCCCGCACAACAGTCCATTTCTCATCTATATATTTCGTATTAGGTTTTACTAAATGTACCTTTCTATTCCACAACGGGTACAACACTCCGCTCTTACTTGTGAACTCTCCAAACAATCTTGACCTTTCGTCAGGGGTTCCCTTGAAAGACCGTTCTAAATTCTTAACCACTTCCGCAGAAGAATATTCGTTATCGTAAATCGAAGCCGTTATCACTTCCACGTCATCTGCATCTGGGTCTTGGTTCATCCAAGGCTCATACAATCTTTCATACATAAATGACTTACCCAAAAGAGGGGTCATAGTAAATATTATGTCTAGTGGTTCGTTAGCGTGTTGCCTTGCTAAACACTCATCATAAATATCTTCTGATGGTTCTTCATCGAACGCAATTAATCTTTTTCTAGTGCCTTGGAATTTGATTCTGCCACTGTCAACTGACTTAAATCCTACGGTAGAACCATTCTTCATCTCTAGTATTCGGTCTGCTTCGTTCCATTTCTTTATTTCGTCTAATGGGAATAATTCCTTAATTTTCTTTTCTGCTACTCCCTTACTAGTGGGATAATCTACTGATACAACCCAAACATCACAAGGTATTTTAATATCGTTTCTATAGGGGTGTTTACCACTTACAAAATAGTAAACTTCTGCAGCCATGCTAAAAGTTTTCCCACAGCCGTTCCCGCCAAAGAAAACCCTTTTACGCTTTTGGCTCTTGTGGAACTGCAACTGCTTCTGGTGCGGGACATAGTAATCTATCTTCCTTGTTGTCTTGTAATCCTCCAACGTCAGAAGGTCTTGGTATATCTGCTTCAACTCGTCCTTCGACAGTGTTTTTAGGACGTCCATTATTTCTAAGTTCGTTAAATTTAGCAGTGAGGAGCGAGAATACACGTTCGATAATGTCATTTGCCGAGAGTCCTTCCGATGGGTCTTTGGTCTCTATTTTGTCTGGTATTACGGTTCTTGATACATACAGAGAAGCATTTTGTCTTATCTTCTCATCTGATGATGTCATATCTTTCTTTAAATTACCAAGAGCGAGTTTGTAGAGTTTCATCATACCCGCTTGGGCTTTATTACTTGATTCCTCGTCTACTACTGTCTTGCTCTTCTTTCGTCCGGCTCCTTTTCGGAACCCCCCCTGTTTAACCTCTAATACATTTTCTTCTGCCACTTTATCCTCTTTCGAGTGCTAATTTTCGTTGGGGAGTCTCAATCCTATATGGATAGCTCCCCTAGTAGTTACCTAAGTAACTTGCCCGAGAACGCTCGGTAATTTATCTTCAAAGATGTTCTTTCCTTCATAATTCATTTCTTCCTGAATATCCACAACACACCTTGCACAAATAACATCTACGGCAGTTGAAGATACCTTAGTGTCCTTACCACACATATTGCAGGGTATATGCTTATCTTCTTTACTGTCAGGTGTTTTTTCCCTCATATATATATTATACACATTTTTTCGCACTTTGTCAATAGATAACAGAACGGTTTTCAAAACGGCTCTGTTGAGCTTATTCTATCAGTGTTTTGTTTTTGTGTTTTTCGTGATTTTGGGTGGAACGCCTATAAGCAGAAAAATTATCCACAGTCTAATCCACAGATTTTATGTGGTATTATTTTCGATAGTTCCCTATTATGGAATTACCGCAAATTTTACTACAGGAAAAATGGTTGAAATTTATCTATATATAGAAGCTGTATTAAATAATGCACACGATATACCACTGATACATAATGAGTTAAGCCTGAAATGACCTAAAAAGTGTTGCCACAATCGATTCTGGCGAGTTAAAAACGTGTTATAGTACTCTGATACCAAAACTTAAAAAAAACCCACTAGAACGAAACGTGGTGCGATTTAGAGGCATTGTGGTTGCTGGTCACGACCATCATTTTCACTTAACCAGATAAATCTCATATTTATTGTTTTCCTGTTTTTCAGAAATCCTTTAAAAAGGGGAAAGGAAGGGAGTAAGGAAAAAGGGGACTATAGGGGATAAAGGTTAAAAGAGGGTTGGTATGGGGTTAAAGTTCTTAAAAGCTTTTATATTAAAAGCACTTTATAAATATAACTACTACTTTCTAAGGTAACAAGCCCGAATTTGACAGGAAAACTGGTAGAGAAACTGAACCGCAATCCACAACCTAATCCACAGATTTAGAAATATTATGTTAACTAAAATTGCTTATGTTTATTGATAACTGGTTTTCCATAATAGTCAACCTGTGGATAACTATTGTCAAATTCATTAAACACATTATAACATAAGACGATTTAAAATCTATAAATTGTGGATAATTATATCCCCGTTTTCTTACTGTGCAAAACATCCCTGACCTGTAAGGACTTACATAATAAACTTAACACTTCCACCAAATGGTACCGTTTTCCTGCAGCTTCGGACAAACCCTCGGACACTAAGTAATCATAATTTCGCTACCCTTCTATACCAACTATCTTACACTTTCTTTGATAATTACCCCATTTTTGATAACTTGATTATAAAATCAAATTTTACAGCCAGTTATTAATAAAAGCCCTTATCCTATCAGCACTTATCGGACAATTTGGAATCAGCTGTGGGGGTGGGGAGTCATATTACACTCTCGGGTGGCATTGGGCTTCTCGGACAAGTGCAATAGCATAGTAGCACATAGCATAAGAATTGTATACATAAGCTATACGTTATAATGCTTTTGCTTATACCCTTGTTTGTTTATTGCTGGATATACCCGGGTAGTAAGTGTTGTGTCGCACGCTAGTACAAACAGCATAATATGCCTGATACATAAGCACTTAGCAAAAACAGTATATTGCATTATTGCCTGTTATTGATGGTATTGGTATATATAAAACGGCTTTAACACCTACTAACTGCACCTATACATACATCATTGCTTTGTTGCTTTGTTCTTTTTTGTTCTTATATTGTAATATATACTTACTTTATATGCTTTATTATAAACTACTTCAGTTATTAGATAGTTTCATTTGAAACCTTTTACTTTCTGTAGTATTATCACATTGGATTGTAATAAGATAGCCCCTTTTCCGACTATCTCATACTATACCCTTTAACCCCTTTTTGAGTTTATTCCTTTTGCCTTTACCGGTTACTATTGCATACTATATACACTAGCTAAAAGCCAAAGCTAAAGACAAAAAAGCTATAAAGATTAGTATTGTTAGTATATAGGTAAGTTTTTAGGGTTTTAACCTCGAAATATTCTTTTCGTTTACACTTCTCAAAACCTTCTCACGTTGCCTTCTGTTGAGTTTAAACACCACTAACCATAGTTATATGCCATGGCATTATTGCCTATGCTTAAAATCGATTGTAGTGATATTATACCCTATATGGTACGATATACCACTTACTACCTGTTATTGCTGGTTAGTATCACCTTTTATATATCTATTGTACCTTTTAGGGTATAGTCCTGTTTTATTATTCCTGTAACTTTTTTCTATTTATGGCGTAATTGCCGTAATTAAAATAATTATTTTATGCTATTATGTCCCTGATACATAAGCATTTACAAACTATCTAAAAAATAACTATTGACAAATTAAATATCTATGTTATACTATTAATAGAGCAGATTAGACAGCTCAACGGAGGGAAAGAAAATGGAAAGATACCAGCATATAAGGGAAAAACTAGAACCACTGAAAGTGTATACATATAGAGAAATAGTAAACATAATATCTCCAACACAATCAACAACAGCGGAATATATAATGGACAATATGAGGGCGTGCGGTATGCTGTCTTATGCTTCTGACAGCACGGGGCATACGGGATTTAAATTAGTACAATAGGAGAAAAAACTATGAATATATGGTTAAGAAATGATGTCCCACAAGCAGACCAAAGATGTATAGACTGTAAAAACTACAGAACTTGCAGAATAACGCTTTGCGACGGGAGACGCCAAACAAACGGACAGTATTACAATTTTAGTTGTTTTATACATAAAACAAAGTAAGAACACGGTAAGCCCTTACTCAATAAGAGAAGGGCAAGGAATAAAAACACCGTAAGCCCTGATTATCTTAGATAACAGGCAGGGAATAAAGGCGGTTCTATGAATTACATTGTAAAAGGTAAAAGCATCACGGTTGAAGCGGTAAGGGCGGAATTGATAAAGCGGTACAATTCCGAATATAACACAGCGGAAAAAGTAAAAATCAATAAGGAAATAAAGGAATATTTGTATATTCCTAAAGATAATACAGAAAAAGAAGCATTTAACAAAGCATTTGAACAAGATATAATGGAAGCAAGTAATAACCTTGTATTACTCAATGAAATGTTGTTAAATGACAAAGCGGTATATCTTAAATGCGAAAAAGAGCCCAGGGGAAATTTAGATACGGGAAAACATTACTACTCAATTTTTGTTGTTAAAAATGAAGAGCTTTATAAAATATGGTTAAGGGCTTTTATTGTCCTTGTCGGCGGTTGTATCAATAATAAAGACAGGAATATGAGTAAATATATATTTGATAGCGGTGCAATAGGAATGAGCAGGGCTCTCGATGCAACAGATAATATTTTTAACCTGCTAAAGTCTTTAGGCGGGTGCTACGCTCAAATAACAAGGTTTATCTAAACTAAACCATTATTAACCTTAATAAATAAAGTGATAATGCAAATGGAGGGTAAAAGGATGTTTTGTAAAATATGCGGTAAACAGTTTTTATTAAGAGGTCGGAAATGGATAACGTTAATGTGTACTGGGTGCGGGGCAGAATATGAGAAGGGAAAAAACGAACCCTTTAACATTAATCAACATAATGAACAATATAAAAACAAAAAGGCGGTGCATAATGTCAAAGTTTAAAAATCTTAAAATAGGTACAAAGGTTAGAACAAAAGACAAAGAATACAATATAGCATATATCACGAATATAACACAGCGGAAGGGTTGGTATTGGTACGATATACGGATAGTTGATGGAGGCGGTGAAAAAACCTGCTACCCTGAAAATATATTGGAGGTGCTAAAATGAAACTAAAGTTTAGTAATACTGAAAACGTGTTGTTTAATGGTAAAGAGAATATAGTATCCTGTCAATACTGGTTTACAAAGTGTTATGATACAACAAAGGGATTAAAGCATAAAGAGAAAAGTATATCTGAAAAGATTAAAAATAAAGAAAGTTTCGCTTATAATGTATCACAAAAAGAGTTTTTTGCTTGTCCAGATTTTACACAAATAATTGAAAAGGCGGAAAAAAGTAATATTGAATTTACGAAAATAAGCGGGCTTGTATTTAACGATATGTATATTTACAAAGGGACTATTGACAGCTACATTGTATATACAGCCTTAAGCAAAGAATATGTTGATATGTTGGAGTTTCCTGAAGTTTTATTTACCACTAATACAACATCTTTAATGGTTTACAAGGCAAAAGATAGGGCGG